GGAGATATACTTCCAGTATAAAACCCAATTAAACCGGCTGTTTGGGTTAATCTATTCCTAGAATCCCATGTAACATCAAAAGAACCAGCAGTAGGAGTTACTGATACAGGCCAATAACTGCTATCTATCTTAACATTAGCTGGTGGATATGGCATGTGCATACGTCCAGATAAAGTTATATTATCGGCTGGGGCATCAGTTACAGCTAATTCTCCTGCAGGAGTAATGGTAGTTAATTTAACATATACAGTTTCTCCTATTAAATATTCTATATCATCCGTAGCCGCAAAATCTTGCCAGCCAATAACATAGTCGCTAGCAGAATGAGTTTCCGGTATTGTATCTAATACTCCACGCACAACGGTTAAAGTTAAGCCAGTAATATCCGTAACTTGCATTAATTCGGAACCTATCTGAATAAAATAACCTATAGTTAATAAATCAATATCTGTTACTGAATTAACATAGCACAAAGTATCTGTTCTGGACATTCCTGCTGTTAATTGAGCTACATAACAGAAATCTACAATACCTCTTCTAACATAATTTGCAGTTATAGTAGTCCAGATACCAGCACTATAACTATCATTAGAAACTGACTCTGCGGCTATAGCGATTGCAGAGGATGTAGTAGCATAACTCTGTGCATAAGCATCGCCCTTTTTAAGTGCCATTAAGTAGTATGGGATTTCATATACATATCTATTAACTAAGGGTTTAGGTAAGGTAATAGAAGAATACCATCTGCTTTGTATAAAATTAGCTGTAGAGCTTTCTGCTGCTGTAAAAGTATCTTGAATACATTCTATAGTAATAGCTCCGCTAGTAGGAGTTCCTAGATCAATAGAAATTACCCGCATTATTAATTCAGAAGCTAGATATTCATTAGGAGTTATTTTGAAAGCATCCCCTTTATTTAAGTTTTCTGCTGTACGGTCACAGGTAAGCGTAAAAGAATATGGTGGCGTAGTCACCTCTAATAAATCCCTGACGGCTATTTTATGCGCTGTTACGGGGTCAATAACGCCCTTATAAGTCTTATTTTTCCTAACAGGTATGCCTTGGCGTTGTTGCAGGCTAAAATCCTGCACAGTTATTTGATTTTTATGGCCTGAAGCTGAATCTTCATACTGAACTGTATAGATACTAGCTAAATCATACAAAGATTTCTTGCTGAAATTAGCTATGCTTTTGTAGTTATTACTTAGATCAAGCAATCCGCTTGTATCCTCTAATTTCCGCACTAATTTAATTTTAAATAAGCCAGTACTACGATCTTGATAGACATTACCTTGGATATGTTCAGCTACCATAGATATAAAATCATCTAATGGGTTCCCTTCATTGTAGAAGAAGCCAAACCCAAGCCCTTCATTATAGCAAGTTAAAGCGGCTTCTCGGAAATTAGTATCGTCTATATTTGTGTACCCATAGCCCCAGGTAGTATTTGTAAGGCACTCATGGATAATATGAACAGCGTTCATAAGTCCTTCTGATTTAACTCCTACGTTAATATCTCCTGTAGCAGTAAATACGCTTGGGTCAGCTATAGTATAAGTTACATAATCATCTCCTACGGCTAATGGAGATACGTCTGTTAGATTAAATTCCGACTGATCTGCTCCAGTTATTGTAAGAATAGAAAGTAAAGATACTCCATGATCTTTGTATAGGTTAATAGTAGCAAAACCATCCCCAGGGTCGTAAGTTATAGAGATAACATTTAGATAGTATGTAGTAGATAATTCTGAAGTTTCATCATACCATTGGGTATCTCCATTTTCTAAAGTATGAATTCTAGTACATTCGAATTCCCATTGTTTCATGTAATAGATAGTCCCGATGTAACCTTTTTGCCAAATAGCTGAGACTACTTTTCTATAAGCAGGAACATCTCCAAGTACACTTTGTAGATATGTATTAGGCGGTTGTGTATAAGTACCAAAATCTAAACTAAGTGTCCCCTTCATACCTCCTTCCCTAGTAAGACCTCCGAAGAGTTCTTCATTATCTATAGTTATTTCCCCGCCTGTAGAGGTTCCTTCCCAAGCTAATTTATCACCTACAATTATTTTAGTAATTTTATCGAAAGGCCCATGCCCTAACACAAAATGTATTCCTACGTAGTAAGTAGGGACTGTTACATCATTAGATTTAGCTGACATTATAGCCCTCTTCTTGGTATTTTCTTATAACTACAGCAGTTGCTCTAACATCATTAAAAGCTAATAATTGGCTTGCTTTTAGTCCTGTTTTAAGTAACGTAGTAAGTGATAATCCATGTTGCTCAGCATATATTCGCATTCCTGGCACACAAGAAATACCTGAATAAAGCCTAATTTCTCTAATAGAGATAGTTAAATCTATTTCTTTAACTAAAGTTTCTATCATTTCTTGCCACTCGCGTCAGTCTTAACTTTCTTAATAGTTACATCGCCATACCATACTAATATAGGAGATTTAATTCTACGTTTGCCAAATAATACACCTATTGGTGTACCTGATTCAGTAATAGTAGCTTCAAATTCTTTTGGGGCTGTTTCTGGAAGTTTTGGGCCTTTTAACCAAGAAGGAGGAATAGGCCCAATAAAGAGCATAAATAGTATATCACTGGAAGTAAATTTCATACTAAAATACCAGATTTAAATGGGTTCTTATCAGGCATAAATTCAAAAGCTAATTGATTATCTAGGTTATTAAATGCCTTACAATTTCTGCTAGTTAAATCACAGCCAGGCCATAAAGATATTACCCCAACTCCACTTGAAGTAAATGGACTAGCTAGGTATAAAGTAGTACCCACTTGTTTTAGAATTCTTCTGATTTCTCCCGAAAAACTAATAGCTCCATTATCGTAATAGCCTGTTTCCGCTGTTAAAGTAGGAATATCGATTATAGAATTAGTTGTTATAGTTACATCTAGTAAATTAGTACGGTAAAGTTCTCCATTAACGCCACAAGCAGCCGAATATACTACATGCTGGCATTGTGGCGATACCATATACCTATTTCCTGCTCTTATATTAGATGCTTGAATAGAGTCACAGATTATTTCAATAGAAGTTAATGATGCCTTAGCTTTTAATACTCTACCAGTCCAAATTATATTCCCTGAGATTGAATCTGTTACTTTGGCAGTAATAGCTCTTTCCGGTATAGTATGCAATACCTTCTGGGCGAAATAATGCGATCTACTAAAATAAAATGATAACGGAGATTTTGCGAAATTATCTGTAAGTTTTATAGCACTTCGTTTAATTAAAGTAGGTACATAAGTTACCGTATCGTAAAATATTTCTGAAAATTGTGGTGTAAATCCATATACAGTACTATTATCATTAAAATAATATAATTCAGCCATTTAGGGAACCTCTATTACAGGTATTGAAACTTTCATTACATTAACATCATAGCTAAATTCAATTCTATCTGCATCAGCCCTTACTTTGTGCATTACTTCCACTCTATTTATAGAAGTTATATCTCTGGTTGGGGTAGGAGACAATAGTAATATTTCCATACCAGGGAATAAAACATCTGTTTCTACGCCGATTACTTGGAAATAATCTGTAACATTTCCTTGTACACGGATATAATTTTCTTTGTATCGTATCCACCCAGCTTCTTCTACATAGAGTTTATTTATTCCATTAGATACTGGCAAGGTAGCAATTAAATCTTTGTTAAAAGTAGGAAGCCAGAAAAGATTATACTTACCTTTTAAATAATCAACTCTTCGTTTTATTCTATATTTATCGGCTTCATCTACTCCATAGAATTTAATTGTGCTGTAGTAATTATTATATTCTATTGGAGAATAAACGTCAAGTTTATATGTATCTGAATCAAAATTACTAAACTGACGCTCTGATCGTTCTGCTAATCCTCCTGTAACAACTAAAGTTTCTTCTAATACAGGATATCCCAAATAAGAAGATGTTTCCGGCCAGATACCATCCGAAAAAGCATTAGTAATATTATCTAGCGTTAAACTAGCTTGTATTTCATGCTTAGGTTGTCTAGTTATACTAATACCATTTTGGCTATAGCCTACTCTTATAGGTAAGATATAGCATTTAGCAAAATCAACAGTAGTCTGCAGTTTGAAATTTATAATATCTGCCGTAAAAGAATCTATTTCTAAGATTTCGTACTTACTATGATTCTCATATAAGACAATAACAGCGCCAGTTGCGTTTAATTCTAAATAGGAAGTATCACAGGATATACTTAAAGAACCTAAAGGAACTTCTCCGATATATTTAATAATACTCCATTGAGGTGATGCAATAGCGTAATTAGCTATATTAGAAGCTAATGTCCTAGCCTTAGCATAACTTTCGGTATCTTTTAATATATAATCATAAGATAAAGTAAGTCTTGGTGTATCTCTTAAAGAATATCTACTTTCTCCTGTTTTTATTTGTATTACATCTGTAAGCCAGTTTTTAGCTTCGGTAAATACCTTAGTAGGAGGAAAAGGCCACATAATAGCCCTTTGCCCTATTACATTTAAATAAGCAGTTCCATAATCAAAATTAAATACAAAATATCCATTGATAGCCGGAGAGCCTTCTTCTGATACTAAAACTTCTACTATTATATTTTCTAATGGGGTAAAAGTATGCGGCATACTTACAGGCCAACCTAATGTAACTCCATCTAAATCTACTGTATCCGTGGAATTTAAAGTATTGTCTATAAAATATGAATTCCAAACAGCTATATCATGTATTTGGGCGGATAGAACATTTCCTATATTTAACGGAGAATAACTAATATGAATTCGATAGTAATAATCTTGTAGAAAAGATAATGCTAAATTAGTAGTGTCGTTAAGGGCGAACGTAGAAACAATGACTTCCCCATGTAATGTTAAAGAATCCTCCATTATAGGTAATGAAGTAACAAAATCATAATATGGGTAGAACCAAGAAGTATCAAAAGTATTTAATTCATTCGATAAATAGTAAAAATCTCTTGTTAATTCGTTATGTACATCAATTTCGGCTCCTTTTATATTTGAAGTACCTACATTAAGAGTATTTCCTTGAAAAGTTAATGTTCCAGAAGTTAGTTCTATTGTATTTGCAGAGTACTTCCGGTATAAGTAAGCGTACCAGAAATTACACTAATAGTATTTGCTTCTTCTATTGTATTTTGTACAGATAAACTACTTCCTTGTAAGAGCAAACTACCTGCAGTTAGATAAACTTCACTATTAAATACAGCTAAGTTAGCAACGAAGGGGCTTCCGTAGAAATAAATATCTAAATTCTGAGTAGAATCATAAGTAGTTACTATACTTAAATCTGCTTGAGGACTTCCCCGAAAATAATAATCAAGGGATTTTAGATTATCCTGTAATATTGCCATGATTAGCTCACAGTTAAGTCATCTATATATACTGCTGTAGTATCTCCATACACCCCAAATTCTACTTCAACTACTCCAGTTTCAGTAGGAGTTAATACAATAGATATTTGTTGCCATGTACTTAAAATAGCTGGATTAGTTTCAGAATAGGTTAATGTAGTAAGTCCAGCTAATTGATTTTGTTTGCAAAATAATCTTCCAACCGCAGCAGTTGAGGTTTTATATACCCATATAGAAATAGTAGTAGATACACTAGCTTCAAGAGCTATAGGCAATTTCATAAAGGCTATGTAAGAATATACCGCTGAAGGTACAAATTTCCATGAGAAACCTGATGCAGTATGTCTTATAGTTGTATCTACAGTAATAAGCCCATGTTTAGTTACGTTTAATATAGAATCTGTTTGGTTATGTTTATCCGATAATATAGGGCTTGCTTTATATGAATTTGTATCATATATAGAATAAGTATCAAATATACAATTTCGTAAGTATAATCCTAAGATATTATAAAGATCATTTGTTATATTATTTTGGATAGTAGCATTATAGATATTACTATCTGAAACTGATGTTTGAGTTATTCCGTATACATTTTGTTCTATGCTCGTTGCATATATATCGGATAAACCTTGTATATGAATTCCACTATACCCACAGAATTTAATTGAGGTAATATTTATTTCGTTATAAGCTGCTCCTACTACTAAACCTTTTGTAGTACAATTATCTATTTTAGTAATTGTAGCTATTATAGTTCCGCTACCAAAATAAACTGCACCGTAACTAGAATTACTATTAGACATACAAATTTGCCCTAAAGTAAATACGGATTTGCTTGCCGCAGTTTGCGATGCTAATATAGCCGTAGTTGCTTGATTGATATTTTCTACAGTTATAGTTAAAGTATAGCAACTAGATGCAATTTCTATCCCAGTAATAGGTATATAAATATTATTAATATCTAATATAATTTCAAAAGAAGTAGAAGATAAGTAAATACTTCTATATCCCCCAAGCAGACTAAAATTACTTATATTTATGTAAGACTTAGCATTAGCTTGTATTATGTAAGAAGAAGATGCACTAGAAAATCTACCTATAAATGTTTCCAAGGTTTGTGTAGACATATCTGTTCTATCCCATCCTCCAGAAATAATGATAGGAGAACCAGAAATACCTGAATCAGATATGACTTGTGTTGTAGTAATAGGAATAGGAGTATATTTATAAGTTGTAACTGACTCCGTAGCTCCGCTATAATTTAGAATAATACTAGAAGTATCATTAGAAGCCGCAGGCGTAGTAAATAACCATACTACATTATCACGAATAGCTCTAATAGCCCAGAAAGAATCCGTAGTTAGATTTTTGCCTATAAGATGGGTTAGAGTTAAGGCTTGTGAATCGGCATTTGCTTTACAGGCTAATATATGGGAGAAAATAAATGTCTGTGCGCCTCTATCTACGTTAACATAGATAGCGATAGAATTAATATTATTTCCTAAGTTAGTAGCTAAATCAACTGTATATGGATAAACAGCAGTTGTACCTGTTGCGTTACTAGAGGGTATATTAAAAGAATTAACAGGCACGTCTCCGGTAGAATCTGAGCATAATGCAATAGATAAATCTCCATCTTGACTTATAGTGCCAGTTACTTGCCTCATCCAGAAAGATAATTGTTGAAAGCCACTCAAATCAAGTGAAGATAAAGCTATATAGCAAGCTTTACCAGTAGTAAAACTAGAACTTATAGCTACAGATAAACTAGAATCATCTACAGCGCAAAATGCAGTACTAAATGAAGTAGTTATATTTGTACTGGCTGTCCAATTTCCATATCTACTAGAACAAGGGGCTACTTCTGTACACGGAGAATAACTTAGTTTTACAGTATTATATACTTTACGGAAATATCCAGTAGCACCGCCACCACTACCACCGTCACCGAAAGAACTATCTAAAGAAAAAGTATCATCAGTTACTTTTGTAATTACCCAAAATCCATTAGCATTTACGTTAGTAGTATGCCCGGAAATTTGAATAGAATCTCCAGTTAATAATCCATGCCCTACTTTAGTAATGACTATTGGAGTAGCATTTGTGCTACTTGTAATAGATACTCTATCTTCATAGACTGTTTGCCCTGCCCAATCTGCCGTACCTATACTACTCGGTGGAGTAGTACCCATACAACGGATTTCATCGCCAGGTGCTAAAGCAGCAGCTACAATATTATTTATAGATTTTCGTCTAGTAGCAAAAGAATCTCCATTACCAGAAGAAGCGTCTGCATCAGTACCATTTTCAAAGTCTACATACCAAGTAGTCATAGTTTATCCTAGATAGCATCGCCTTTTTGGACTGTAAACCAACCAGAAGCCGGAATAAGAATTGTAAGAGCAACTCCAGGTAAGGTAGTTACATTTTGTGGTGTACCTCCATTATAATCTAAATATCCCCAAGCTATTAAAGGCTTATTACTAACTGGAGTATTATTATACAATGCCATATATTTAGCAGTAATAGAAGCTGTAACTATATCCCAAAAAGGATTAGCTGAGGAAAATATCCAATTGCCAGGAGTACTATCTTCTACTAATGTTTTAGTGGATAAAGCTAATCCTCCAGAAGTATATCCATTTGCGGTAGCTAATTCTCCAGTAATATCCACATCGTAGTATTCATGTAGATTAGAGTCTGGGGTATAGGTATCTGCCAATAAGATAACTCTTAGATCATCGGCTAAGAACTGTTCTGGTGCCGTATGTTTAACACCTTGTTGATACCAAGTGAAAGGGCATGTAGTAATTGCCATAAATATACCTTTATTTTCTGTAAGCTATTCCAATTGTACCTGTATGTCCGTAAGAATAAGTACTCCAATTAGCAGGAACCATTCCATCAGGCTGATCTGCATTTTTCTTATATATAGGAAATACTTTCCAGACATCTGGTGATATTGTTATTTCATCTGCTATATTATAATTATCTACTCTAACTAAACGTACATGCTCCATATACCCAAGATAACCGTACAAACTATCAGTCATTGTATAGCATAGGTTAATTGGTGTTAATATAGCTTGTGAAGTCCATTGACTAGGACTTCTATATAATGAAGTTATTGTTTGATCTGTGTATCTAGTTTTTGCGGTAGTATCCCAAATATACCCATCTATCTCCGCATGTAACCCTATTTCTATAGCGATAACACTAGACATTTCATGTGGATGTAAAGGCATACATGAGGGTTGCCCTGTGCCACTTACAGAATCATAAATGTACCCTTTATTTCTGATAGTAGTTAATCCTATACCTTCTTTTTCTGACGTAGCTCCAAATCCGGCCCCTATAAAATGTCGTTGACTATTTATATACCCTGAATTAACTACATGAGCTGTATTAGAACAAGGAGCATAGAAGAAATTACCTCCTACATAAGCAGAATCATTAACTTTTACTATATCTCCAAAAATAAGATGCTGCACCCAATCTGTATCATATACAATAGTACAAGCAATAATATCTGGATTTGTTTGCGAGAATAAATAATAAGTAATAGGCCAATTCGCGGGAGGAATATATAAATATCTAGTAAAAGCGGTAGGATTTAAAGTACCATCTGCACTACAGGCCCCTGCAATACCTAAATATCCTGTCTGCGGGCTATCATTAGATAAAGAAATTGAACTTAATCCTTTAGATAACCAACCTCCAGTTACAGTCCATCCATAAGTAGTTGCAAATGTTGTTATAGTTGATTTTAATTCCGCAGCAGAGGCTACTGTGCCTGTTTGATACGCCATTATGATAACCTTATAGCTAAATAATCATTAAACCCTGTTCTCCAGGCATCTCTTGTTATGTAATAAGTTATCCCATTATGTATAAGTAAATTTTCTGCCGAATTATTAAAACCAGATATATAAAATACTCCGTCTAATTCCCCAAATACATCTGCATTAGTATCTGTCATATATATTCCACTTTGGATATCTGAAATACTTAATGTTAAAGGAATTAAGCCATACCATCCATCCGAGGTTAAACTACTTGAGGCTATATTTCGTAATTGATGTTTTGTAGAGCTAGTATCAAAACCAGAAGTATCATAAATTGAATGATTATAGAATTCCCCTACTTGCGGAGAAATCCAACTACCATCAATTTTACGCATAAGTAATCTTCCAGTTACTCCTTTAAACCAATTTTGATAGCTAATATCAGAGTAACGAGTATTTGTAGCTCCAGCTAAGCAACCTCCGCAGATTACTGGATAGGGATATTGTGTTGGAGTAGCGTATGGTAGAAATTTACCTAAATAAGCTGAATTATATACAGTTTCTACTTTAGTAGAGATAATAAGTCTTTGTCCATTAGCTACTAATAAATAAGGTATATTTTGATTCCATAGAGGTAACCCTATCTCAGTAAGATTCCCTGGCTGTGCTTCAAAACTATTTCCAGATACATATCCTGTAAATACACCTAGTTTGAAGTTATAGTAATCTGAAGAAATACTTTGGTACGTCTTAATGCCAAAATATATCTCTTCTGTGCCAGATAAACCAGAAGCTTTCCATATAATTTCTCTATCTGTACCCGTTGGTACTTCCCGCATAACTGTATATCTTTCAGCTAAAGGTATGGTAACTTCGACAAAGGTACGGATTTTAGTTAATAAATCATAATGCCCAGCAGCACTACCTATTTCGTAGGCCATTATACAAACTCCTGATCTTTGCGGGTTATGTTTAGGATAACTTCTTCAGCTTCGGAACTACCTAAGTAATCTTTTATATAAGAGCTATCGAAGGCATTAATGATACGAATATTATTTGAATTGGTATTAGATTCTGTATTTTTACCATTTCTTATAAAGTTTGTCAAGTCTTTATTTTGGTTAGGAGAAATTACTCTCTCACCTTTATCTAATAAGTATGTTTGTTCTTTAGGCACATAACTTAGTCCTCCATGAGCGGCAGGCATTTGTTGCGATTGTATTTGTGCAATTTGCACTCCCACCATAGCAGCAGTAAGCGCAGCCATAGCTATACCAATATAAGGGCCAGCGGTAAAAGCAGTAATAACAGCTTGCGCTCCTGACATAATAGCTTCCGCAGTACGCATTGCTTTATACATAGCAAAGGCTTTCTTAGCTTCTTTGCTCTGTGCGCCATACATCTTTTGGGCTGCTATTGTCATCTGCATAAAAGCATCTGCACTCATACCAGCAATACCACTAAACATACCTGCAAAGGAAGCGGCTGTTTTTAGTTGATATTGGCTATCTATACTTGCCCTAGCGTCTAATGCAGTCTTATGTTCTGCTAGCATATTATCATAAATAGCGGTATTTGCTCCTTCTGGTAATCTATTTTTAGCTTCTTCTAAGGCAGATAAACCTCCAGAAGAATAATCTTGGTAAGGTTCGGATGAAGTTATTCTAGCACCTTTTAAATCTTGTATAAGTTGTAGAGCATCTTTAGCTTTAGTAAAACCAGGGCCAAGTATTGCTTCGAGTGAACTTGTATCGATACTACTTAATTTAGCTGATGCTTCGGATATTAATCTATTTCTATCGGCTAAGGCTTTTGTAATCTCTAACTGTACTTCTAAATCTTCTTTATTCGCATCACCTAATCTTTTAATTGCACTAACAGATTTTTCTGTTGTTTCTAAGTACTCCAATCTAAGTTTATTTAGTTGTGTTATAGCCGATGTTTCTGAGATTAATCCTGCATCCCGTTGAGAAATAATAGATTGTTCTTTTTGCTGTAAAAGATTATTAGCTAAATTTATTCTTGCAGTAATATTTTGTACTGCTATAAGTCCAGCATTATGTTTAGCTATAAGTTCTAATTTCTGTACTGCTAAGGTATTTCCTTCTGAGGTTAGTCTATTTATAAGTTGTTGATTTTCTGCTAAAAGATTAGCTTGTATTTCTTCTTGTACAGGTTGACCTACTCCTTTAATAGAAGCATAGTCAGTATTTATTTTATAGATGGCCGCAGCATACTCTAACTCAGCTTGGGTTTGTTCCCGTCTAGTAGTTAGAGCTTTTCTATCTTCTTCTATTTTTACCCTAGTTAATTTAATTTCTGCTTCTATTGCCTTACCAGTTTCTCCTTTAGTTAAGGCAGCTTTTCTTTCTTCTTCTAAAGCTAATTTAGAATTATCGTAATATTGTTTTTCTAAATTAATACGTTGAGAATAATATTCTTTTATAGATATTAAATTATTCCTGTAATCTTCAGAAATATCATTTAAAAGCCCAGAGATAACTTCTTTTTGTTGTTCTGCATTTAGTTTAATTAAATTTATTTGTTCTCTATAAGCTGCTCTAGCTCCAGATTTACTGCTATTTTTTCCTGAATTTGCTATAATTGTTTCTATTTTTGCTAATTGTTCTTTAGCTTGAATTACTAAAGCAGCATCATCTGATTTTAAGTCTTGTGTAAATTGATCTATTATTTTTCTATAACGATATCTAGTTTTAGCTTGTGCGCCAGCAATCTTATCTTC